ACTGTACAATGCAAGCCGTTTATGCTATACTCTAGGCAAGTTTTCCAAAACCCTTTCACGTGATTAGCACGTAACTAAACAATTCGGTGATGCGCATGGGTGTTTTCTGCACCCTACTTTAACGGGCGGCTCGTACCTTTACAGCCACAATGTGTGTTTTGAGATGATAAGAACAGAGTCCCACTCTGATTGAGAAGGCTACACCTCGGAGCAATCAAATATAGCCGCCCCGCTCCAACCCCCATGCGCGTTACTGAAAGATCGGGAGGGTCATGTTGGGGAAAGAATATACCGTACCGTTACTACCGGAAAAGATGATTGCTATTATCCGGAAGTACGCCCCGAAAGAACCGTCTAAGAGGGTCTATGTTTTGCCTTACGACACGGAGCGCATTTAGATGCCAAAGTCTAAGATCACGGTCAAAGAAGCCAAGCTGATTAAAGGTATTGCAGAAGGTAAAACAAAACAAAGAGCAGCTATGGAAGCGTACAACGCTAGTACTCCAGAGTCAGCCTCATCAATCGCCTCTTATGCATTAAAAAAAGTTGACGTACAAGAAGCGCTACAGATAGCGTTACGCAAACACGGTATAACCCTAGATCAAGCCATCGCCCCTATCGGTAAAGCTCTCAACGCCACCAAAGTACAGATCACCGGCCAAGGTGACCAGGCATTTGCAGAAGTTGTAGAGGATATAGATCTCCAGCTAAAAGGTAGTGACCGGGCGCTCAAACTTATGGGTATCGGTCAACAAGAGGGGGGCAATACGTTTAACTTCATCAACATTGCAGAGCGGCAGCGGCAGAAGTATGACATCTGACTTATCACAGTACCCTAACCCGCTCATGAATAATCCGTCGCATGTTGACACTGGCTTTAAAGCCGCCGGGTACGAAGCTTTTATGGCTGATAACTTTAAGATTATCAACAAGAGAAAAGAACCAGTCCCCTTTATAGCGAATCCAGCCCAGCACAGCCTCAATACCTTTATGCAATGGTATCTGGATATCCTCGTATTAAAAGCTAGAAAGATGGGTTTCAGTTCCGATGCATTAGGGATAGCCGCCACTAAATTCTTGATGGGACAGAACGAGAAATGCGTGTCAATGAGCTTTGATCAGGACGCTTCAGGTAAACAGTTAGCGAGGGCGAAGTACTATATCACCAGCTATGAAGATACGAACCATGTCAAGATACCTTACAAGTACAACAGTAAGAATCAGATGGTATGGGAGGGAAAGAAACGCAACGATGTAGGCGGCTACGACTACTTCCAGAACATTCTACAAGTAGGGACTGCTAGAAATACCGCCTTTGGTCGTGGTGACGACATATCTTATCTACATCTAACGGAAGTATCGCTCGCTGACATTGATCAGCTTATGGCTGGCGTGGGTGAAGCCTGTTTGCCAAAGGCACATAAGATACTTGAGACAACGGCTAATGGATTTAATTTGTACAAGCAGACGTGGGATGCCGCGGTACTGAATGAGAATAACTTTGCCGCGCTGTTCTATTCTCCGCTATGGGAATACTCGCGCGAATATATAGACCAGAAACGCAAAGACCTTGGACGTTTGGGCGTACAGGAATATCCCATGACGCCGGAGGAAGCCTTTATCACATCAGGCAATCCGTTTTTCGATCCTGATGCTATGCAGTGGTACTTGGAACAGGTAAAAAACTATCACGTCATGGAGGGAGTACTATGAAGCCAGTGATCACGATTGAGTACAGTTACAGGAAAAGGAAGGGCGCGACTGTGATACACCTCGACGAAACAGATAACGTCGACATTTCCCAGGCGATAGAGTTCCTGGCGAAAGATGCGACCGAGAACTTACAACGTATGGTCAATGGCAAGTCCGACTATGACCTGCAACTTGAGCAACTGGACAGCGTAGCGAAATGAACTTCCGAAGGTATCGAAACTATACCCTTGGCGAGTTTATCGTATCGTTTGCCGACACCGCCGCCGGAGGAGGAGACTACTGCGCTTGCCAGTTCTTAAGTAAAACCAAGATCGATGTGCCCGTGGTATTCCATTCCCAATCAATCGCCTCTGATATGACTCCCCAAGTCCACCACGAGTTAGAGGATATTTACGATATGACCCATGTGAAACCAGTGATTGCCTTTGAACGTAACAATGGAGGCGTGTATGAGATTGAACGCCTAGCCGGACTTAACCGAAACGGGAAGTATATCATTTACCAACTAAAAACTAATGTGGGATCAAAAGATGCCGTACAAAACTCTCCAAAGTTAGGCTGGGACACGAACTCTGCCACTCGCCCGGCTATGTTAAGTATGCTAAAAGACGCGATAGACAAACGGTTAATCACTCTTTATGACCGCCCAACCATTAACGAACTGTTCAGCTTTGTCGAAGTGAAGACATCGACGAGTTGGAAAGCCCAAGCTGAATCCGGGGCGCATGACGATTTAATTATGTCTTTAGCCGGCGCTTGGCAGCTATACCAGACCGAAACACCGCAGAATAACCAAATAATTAACTTCCAGGACCAGGACCTTGAACTGGACGAATACGGATTATATTCATGAACGATATTGACCAGTTATCGCTAAGCATTCGGAAACAACTGGAATCCCTACCGGACTTCGGCCAGTTACAAATCCATGTGAAACGGCATCTTGGCACGTTTAATAATACTGATGTAGTCAAGATATCCAGTACGAAATTTAACGGGAGTGATACGAATGTCACCGCCACCGCGATGATCTTCCAGTTGATTAAATCAATCGCTGACGCGCATGAGACGGGAACCTTAAGCTTTAATGTCAGTTTCAAGGCCGGACAAGCCGAACTGATGCAAGTGCAGGACTTCCGTAAGATATAGTCAGAAGTAGTTGGATATAGGTACTTGACAGTGTAATAACGTGGTATAATACAGGTATCGCTAGGCCAACCGATGCGTTAAATCCGAACAGGATAACGCGTTGGCCACCTCTTCCAAAAAGAAATTCACCGTTCCGGCACATGACCCATCTCCGGTCAATGATGATAACTCTGTCCAAGTAGTTAATACTGCTGACCAATCGACCGATGGTTTACTGTGCCAATGGAACGAAGGCTGGCAATTCCTATGGCCCATTAGACGGTTATGGTGGGACAGAGAACGGTTATTGATCTCCCATCTTGCCGACTCGTATTCAATGAAGTCAACTCGCTCGCATGTGACCGACGGACACTTAGCTACCTTAGCCTTTGAACGCCAAGCCCGGGTTGCAGCCCAATTACCTACCGGCTCGATTTATTCCCTATCCTCAGACAAAAAGGCTGAAGAATCCGCCCAGCTGATGAACATGGTACTGAACAAGTACATCCTACCTGGTGCTAATTCTCAATTTGACGCTTTAACCAAGTTACGCATGTCCGGTGTCTATGCCTCAGTCTATGGAGCACAACCGCTGTTTTATGACTACCGGATTGACGATGAGTACATAGGACCCGATTTCTGGTTAATCCCTCCGCGTAACTTTATCCCCCAACCGTATAAAAACTCGATCCGGGATTGCGATTGGGTGATGATCTCCACCACTGTTTCCGTTTCCTACCTTGAGTCTATTCTGGAGCGCAAAAATACCAGCTGGAATAAAGCAAACATCAAACAACTTATCCAGGAAGCCAAGAAAGGCAAAGTACCGGAGCGCGATCTTGATTCCACCCGCCGGTCCGAAGTGGAAAACATTAGAGTATTCAGTTGGCCGCAAGCTGACCAGGGCTCGGCTGCACGGCTTGAGTTAATCACCAAGTACGAAAAAGGTAAGAACGGCAAGTGGATAACATTCGCCAAGGATTACAAGGATATCGGGGCTTTACGCTCGATAATGAACCCGCATAAATCCGGACGGATTCCGGTGGTCATGCGCCAGTGCTTCCCGTTAGTTGATTCTATCTGGGGATTAGGAGACTTTGAGCGCGGCATTACGCTGCAAAAAGCTAAGGACAGCCTGATCAACTTATACCTCGACGGCGTAAAACTCTCTATCTTCCCGCCGTTAAAGATTGATGCCACGGTTGTGACTGCTTCAACCATTAAGCTCCAAGCTGGCGCTCGGTGGTTAATGAAGGATCTTAACGCCGTCCAGCAGTTTGATACCAATCCTCAAAGCTTACAGACTTTCCAAGGGACGTACCAGTTCTT